CCAGTCCAGTATTGAAAGACATTGTCATTCTCTAAGTATGTGACTTGGCCTTCTGCAGGGGAAGTGATTGCATCTGCGCGAGCAGTTGAGCTGGCAAAAGTCGCAACGACCTGCGACATAAGAAACCCATTCAGCTCAGAAGCGTTTAGGGGAAAACCATTTACAAAAGTTTTATAGGACATTTAGAATTCCTTCCAGAGTTCTAGTGTAGTGAACCAGTTATCTACATTGATGTTATGACTTACCTTAGTTACGGTGTAAGCCTGATTGATGTTTAGCTTTGATGTTTGGTAAACAACTCTTATTGTCTCGCCCGGGAGGATTTCTGCTGCGTGAGTCAAATTGCCTAAGCGGTTGATTGCTGGGGTCTGCACTGATCGCACTAGGTTGCGAGTGCTGCTGTTGAATACAGAGTTAGCCCAGTCTGCAAGCTCAGTGGAGTCAGTTGTGTTTACAGTGGCATCTGTCGCAAACACTCCATAGAGTTCGATTGAGTCGGTGTTGTTTACTAGCACCGATGTCTCTGAGTCATCTTTGAGCGTGACCTGCAAGCTGTTGAAGATGCTGTCAATGTCTGACGCTACTTCGATGTCACTCATGCAGAGATGTAGTGCATCGTTGTGATTATTTCCTACGCTGTAGCTGCCTTCGGTGTCGCTGAGTGATGGGCGTGGGATAAACACAAACTCTTGAGTCTCTTGATCAACCCAGAAGATTCCTAGACCCGTTTGGATTGCATCATAAAGCACAGTGTTCGGGATGAAGTCGGTCATCAGCATTGGGGGAAGCTTTCCGCGAGTCTCAGCGCTCTGAGCGTTCATGCTAGTTCCGAACTGCTCTGCCAGAAGTTCTATGACCTCGTAAGGCGTTGCATACCCATCAGGGAACTCTTCCTCATCTGTTGTGTCTAGAAGCGCTAGGCGAGAGTTCACAAACTGCTTTAGCGAGTCGTAGGCAGTGAATTGCAAGATGTGGTTGTTGTCGGTGTCATAGGCAACAGTCATGTTGTCAATGAAGCCCTTGAATAGCGTGATGTCTACTGCACCGCGATCTAGTCGAACTCTCACCGGAACACCTGGGCGGAAGGCTGGGTTATTCGTAGGATCTAATAGCAAGTTCTGAAGCGTGACACTGAGCTGACCTGCTCTTGGCTGGAAGAATAGGGAGTCTTGAATCTCTCCACCAACGCTAGTGTCTACTTCTGCAACGCTGCACTCGTAACCCTGCCAAGTGAAAGCGATTTGAGACTCTCCTGCGAGCACGTCTGTTCCGTCTAGGAGCGAAAGCCCAATAATGAACTGCCCTGCACCTGCCAAAACATCGTCTGAACCTAGTTCGCTAATGCCCAAAATGAAAAGATTACCTACTGCATCGGGGAGCAGAAACTCCACCTTGATGTCTTGAGCTATGTCGAAGTGTTCTAGGACATCACTCATTTGAGCAGCCTAGAAATGCTGACACCTGTGCTGCTCTGCAAGCTCTGAAGCGAGCTGACAATCTGCTTAGGGGAAGCAGTCGTGCTCTTTACGTTTACGTTGTTGTTCACAATTACTGTGGGCTTAGGTGCTGTTGTCGGTTTGACTGTCGGAACTACTGGTTTGCCTGTAGTCGGTGAAGCTGGGATCACTGGAGTTCCCCCGAAGCCTGGGATGCCTGTGCCCTGCTGTGGAGGCACTACTGGAGTGTTAGGCAAGTCTGCTGGTTTAGGCATTGTGCTAGGGACTGTGCCAGGCTGTGCTGCACTTCCACCTAGTGACAGAACTGCTCCAACTGAGCCAAGTAGTGCTAGTGCTCGCATCGCTGTAGCTGCTGCTGTTGCTGTAGTTGCTACTGCTGTGTTACTCGCGGCTAGTGTGGCGTTGCTTGCTGCAATAGCTGCGTTTCTGGCTGCTAGACCTGCTGTGACTGTGGTGTAGACACCGAAAGCAGTTGTCACAACCTTGACTGCTAGGGATAGTGCTCCCAGTCCTGCAGTTAGTGGGATTAGCGCATCCTTATACTGCACAACCCACTCAACAACCTTGATGCCCTGTTCAATAAGATCTACTAGCACAACGATAATGCTTTCTAGAGCCTTAGTTCCACCGGGAGAACTCAACCAAGTGCTGAAGCGTGTTAGAACTGGGAGCAAAGCAGCTCCAACTTTTTCCTGCATTTCCCCGAAGATGATTTGCATCTTGTTGTAGGGGTCTAGGTTTGCTGCCTCTGCAGCGCTTCCCTTGAAAGCATCCGCTAACTGTGATTGCCAGTCTGTTCCGTCTTTGGTTACTAGGGTTAGCTTCTCCTGAAGCCCTGTGACCTTGGCAGTTGCCTTGGCGTATTCTTCTGAGTCTTTTCCATACTTAGCAAGTGCAAGCTCTTGATCTGCGAGCGCATTGTTTAGCTGCTTCTGAATCTTCACTGACTCGCTCGCGCTAAGTATCTGGTCTGCCATAGGGACACCCAGCTTTGTGAGTGCTCCAAACTGTCCGTTGTAAGCCTTTGTAAGCGCCATGCTCACAGACTCCAGAGATTTTCCAGAACCTGCGCTAATGTCCAAGGCGAGCTGCATTAGCTCTGTAGCTTTGGCTGTGTCTCCGGTAGCTCTGGTTAGCTGTGCGAAGGCTGGGCGCAACACATCGTCTGCGACACCTGCAGACATTTGCATTTTTGAGATGTTCTCTTCAACTGAGGCAATCTGAGCCTTGGTTGCGTTGGTTGTGTTCTTCAGCTGGTTAGCTAGCAGTGCCTGGGACTGAGCATCTTCAATAGCAGCCTTAGAAGCCTCTTTGAGCTGTTGTGTAATGACTCCAATGGAAAGACCTACACCGATAGCTCCGAGGGCTGTATTCATCGCTCTGGAGACTTTGGAGCTTACGTCCTGCAATCCCTTCAGGGACTTCTCGCTGCCCTTGGTAGCCTGAGTTAGCTTCTTGAACTCGCCAAGAATCTCCACATTGAGAACTAAGCTCATGCGTTACGCTCCTCCAGTGCCTTGATGAAAGCCTTGTATTCGTAGAGAGTTAGCGATCTGAATTCACTTGGAGAGACTCCTGTCGCTAAACAGAAGGCTGCAAGTCTTTCGGCTGCTTCCTCTTTTATTCTTTTTTTGAGTCATCCCCAGCAAGATAGCTAGCAGCTTCCTGCATAGTTACCTTGTCGGTGTCCTCAAACTTAATCTTTGGATCTTCTCTGCGCTTCATGATCCAGTAGATAACCCTGAACGCTCTGCCCTTTGGTTTCCCATCGGCATAAACGCTCTCTAGTGAGCTGCCCGTTAGCATCTCAATTTCTTCAATCTCGCCTAATGTAAGCTCATCAAAACTAATCATCTGTGCTTGCTCCCTTGGAGTTCTGTTTGGCTACAAGCTTAGCGATGTTGTCGAAGTATTGGCGATAGACCTCTTCGCGAGTTATGCCCAGCGCTTTTACAAAGAATGGCTGTGGCTTGATGTTGCGCTTGAACCAACCCCAGTGAATAGGGTTAGCGTAGGGGACTCCCGATTTTGATGTTCTGTTGTTACCTGCGCTAATTGTGACCTTGCGTAGAGTCTTGCTGACTCTGATGCTGTCTCTTAGCTTGCCAGTTCTTACCGGGGTAAGTTGTCTGGCTTCGTTTGCTACTATCTCGCCAGCTCGCGAACCGGCATCCTTGATTTCTTGATCAGGGACACCAAGCTCGCGAACCGAGCGGATAGCTTGATTTAGACCCGTGACTTTTACGCCATTAGTCATGCTCATAATTAAGCGGTTACAACCTCAACGCCATAGTAAACGTCGTTTTCAGGGTCGTGCTCTGCGTTGTCTACCTCTAGGGTCACTGAGAACTTTACAGTCTCGTTAGTGACTAGGGATAGTGGTGGGAGCTGGTTGAACTTTACAGTGCCTGTGTAGTGAGGCGCTGAGCTGGTTGCAGTGGTGTTACCCTGTGGAGCGATGGTGAATGTTCCGGTGCTTCCGAAGTTAGCCCATAGAACGCGGTAGAGAGAAGTTGCCTCGCCTGAGGTGATTCCCTCAAGGGTCAAAGCCCACTGTCCGCCTACTCGCTGCTCACAGAAGGTCTGAACATCGCCTGGAGCATCCTCTAGGACTAGATCAACCATTGTTGCATCGCAAGCATACTCAGTTGAACCAATCTTGAACAGAATGTCCTGAGCCTTGATGCGTGATGAAGCTGCCATTAGCAGTTCCTTTCTAAATTGTTATTTCGATTTCGATGCTGATGTTTACCGATAGGTATTCGGCATTGTTAGTTTGCATTTGATAAGGCTCATTGACTCTAATCATTCGTGCATAGCGAGGCAGTGCCAGCAATACGCTTTCAATTAGTTCGTCGAGCTTCTCAGTGGCCTGTTTGTTAGTAGCTGTAGCTGCAATACACACAAGCTCTAGGCTCATGATGTATTCCTTGCCAATGCTGCTAGGGGTTAGGTAAGGGGATGCTGAGTTGATAATCACAATTGGGGGAACGATGCGCTCTGGAACATAGTCCAGAACGTTCAAACCCTCAGCTACTAGATCAAGCTTTAGCTCGCTCTTGCTTAGTGTGATTTCATTCGTCATTAGATCCCGTAACCCACATAAGGCAATAGCAGTGGATAGACAGCACCCATTGGGTCTTTTGCAACCCGAACAGGGCTGCCATCCATGCTTGCAAACTGAGCGATGCCATTAGGAGCTGAGCGCCTGTGATAGATCTCTGAAGCACACAAGAAAATGCAAATCTTGTGTAAGTCTGCCGGAACAGTGGCATCGCCTTGATAGTTGTCCACCAAGGCGTGCCCTGCATCTAGAGACTGCTCAATAAAATCGCTGGAATCATCAGTTCCAATGTATTCCTTGAACTCAGCGAGCAAAACAGTCCCAGCCATCAAATACCTACTAAGCGGTTACGTCTAGCTTGACGATAGCGCCAAGGCGTGGAGCGGTAATCGCCATGTAACCGTATACGGAAACAGAGTCGGTAAGGGTGGTAATGTCACCATCGGTTAGGCGAACTGGAGCACCTGCAGACTCGTGAGTTGCAACTGCAGCAGAGTTAGCCAAGTAAACAACGCCAGTGCCAATTGCTGGGTCTACAATGATCGGAAGTCCGAAGATTGAGCCAGATAGTCCCGGGATGTTGCTTGAGCCGACAGTGTTCATGCCATCGCCATTAGCCGACATAGCAAGTCTGCCATCGGTAGCAGCGGTGCGAACTAGCTTCACATAGCCATCAGTGCCAGTAAGAATGAACTCAGGGCGTAGACCGCTGTTTACATAGATGTAAGCAGCAGCGTTAGCAATACCCTCAGCCAATGAGCTAGGAGTTCCGCCATCTGCATCGAATACCTTGCCAGTCCAGGTTAGACCATCTAGGTAGCTAACAAGAGCAGCGTTGGTGGTGTTTGCGTAGGCAAGTGATAGACCGCGGAATACCTCGTTTAGAGTGTTGATGCTTGCGCGCTCAACATACTGGCGAGAGAAGCTGGTGTAACCACCATAGGTCTTGACTGGCTCAGTGACAGTCTCGAAGGTTAGGTTACCGAAGCTTAGAGCCTCGTTCTCTGGGTCTTGCTGTCCGACAGCCAAGGTGTTTCCGTCAATCTTTGCATACTCAACAGTCAGACCAGTTGCTGGCAGTGGAGTGCGAGAGAACGCCGAAACAGTCGGGCGGTTGAAGTTGATCAGGGTGTCAATGTAACCAACGAAAGCTGGAAGCAAAGCTGCATCGCCAGAGTCAGAAGCGGTGCGAGCAAGCTCAATAGCCTCAGCATCTCCCTTTAGTAGCTTCTTTGCGAACTCAGCCTGTGAACGGATCTCAGCGCCGATTACTGCTGGGGTGTTAGGGGTTAGACCTGCTTCAACGACTCGGCGCAACTCAGCGACCTCATCCTGAACAGTGCGAACCTCTAGCTCAATGTTTTCAGACATGGAACTTCTTTCTTGTTCGATTTGAGGGGATTCGATAACAGCCTCTTGCTGCTCTTCTCTTACCTCGGTTATGTTTGCGCCTGTAAAGGCTGGAAACGGAACAACTGAAACCTCTTTCAAGGAAACCTTTGTTCTCGTAATCGTTGAGCCATCTCTCTCCGAAGTTACCGGGATGAAGCCCACCGAAAATTTGTTTAGCACACCATCACGCATTAGCGTTAGAACTTCGTTGCCTCTAGGGGTGTCAGAAACGCGAGCAAGAATCTCAAACCCTGCTTCAGTGTCTCTTCCCTCGACAACCTTGCCAATTGGCTCTTCGTGTCCGTAGAACAACTTCACATCTTCTACTGAGTCAATAGCTCCTGCAACAAAGCGCTCTTGGTATGCGCCTCCGATGTCTGCAAGCTGCCCATAAGGGACAGCTAGCCCTACAATTGTGCGCTCTTCTAGATCAGCGCGAGCTTCAAACTCTCTAGTCTCAAATTCCTGCATTGAGTCCCTCCTTGATTCTTACTTCCTCAGGGGTGAGGATTCCAGCAGCGATTGCGGTGCTGTAGTAGTTGTAACGTGCTGCAACGTCTGCTTTGAATAGGTGCTCAAAGTCAAACTCGATGCGCGTGCCTCTTGGGAGGCAGTTGCTAAAGGCATCAGTGATCGCATCTGTGTAGCCCATGAGAGTGTGGCGATAGAAAATCTGATTCTCATCCTGCAAGTTCGTATATGTGTCGCTTCCACCTGGAACAGTGGTTAGAAGTAGTCGCGCTGGGATACCGAACAGTCGAGCGATAGAGATTGTGTTCTGCTCCACAATGTCAGTAAATAGCGCCTCGCGTGGAGATAGGGAAATGGCTTGGTAGTCAAACCCGTTGCCCAGAACTGCAATCTGTCGGTTCTGCTGCTTGTTGTGCCAGTTGCTAGTGATAGTTTCCGCCTGCTCAGCGTTTAGGCTTTGGCTGGTCTTTAGTATGCCGGTAGGAACTCCAGCTTGACTGAACCAGTTCTTTGCGTAGTTGCGCAGATCGAGAGCAGCGGAAATGTCTGGGCGAGCAGCATCAATTGGAGCGATGCCTCTAAGGTTGCCTGGCTTTACAAATAGCTTTAGGTGCTCCATCTCGCGCGGAGTGTAGGTCTTGCCAAGATAGCTGTATTCGACTCCCTTAGTGATGTCCAGGGAATCTACATAGCGAACATTGACCGAAGAAGCTGGGAGCAGAGTTAGGTTGTTTACCTGTCCGTTGCTCCCGTAGTTCTTGAACCAAAAAGCGTTGCCCTCAAGTGCGAGCGAGACAACAGTCTGATACAGGAAGTCGCGCCTGTTGCTGTTGATGTCTGGCTTATTGACTAATACCGGATTCTCAATCTTGACTTCGATACCTGTGGCAAAGCGGTAGGTATCAATTGGCATCTTACTAATCGGGGTCGCTATGATCTGCGCAGCGCGATAAACCGCCGTTAGTGTAAGCGCAGAGTCAGCTGTAACGACAGCATCTGAGCGAGTTGGGATTGTGGGTTGTGCAGCGCGCTTCTCGCCTGTGTTGCCGATAAGTCGCTGAAAAAGATTAGCCATAACATCCTAGTGTAATTACAAGCCTGTAATTTAGAATACACCAATTTGTGCGTGTTCGGCTCTTTCCGACACATACAATCCCATAATCGTCGCCATTAGTGCATCAATGTCACCTTTGGACTCTTTCCTAGACACAAGCCAAGTCTCTCCGGTGTATTTGGTTATGCCATTGGGAGATTGCATGATCAGAAGTGGGTCATTGTTGTGCTTAGCCTTGCCTGTGCTGAATAGCGAGTAAGCGACTGAGCAAGCTGCGCTCATTTCCTTAGTCCACAACTGCCAGACTGGGAGTCCAACCTGCTTTAGGCGCTTGCCTAGTCCTGTGAGCTGTCTATCATCCAGCGCTATAGCTCTGGGTTCATACTGCTGATGAATTTGCTGTAAGTAGTTGAATAGTTGCTGCTCAGTAGGGTTGACGAATGTGCGAACAAGTTCAGTCTCATGCACTCCATTGGTGTTGTTCGTATAGGCAACAGTTGCGTGCTCCCAGTTGCGTGATGTGTCCACGCTGAACACGCCTCCGCGCTTATCGGGGTATACCTTTGCACCCTGCTTGCGAAAGATGTCTCCCGGTATCCAACTTTGAGCGCTTCCGCTGATGAACTGATTCAGTGTGTATCTGCGAACTTCATGCTCTGGCATTGTTGCCAAGTCGGTCATCACGCGATCAATGGGGATGCGATTGCAAGCGATTGCTGGGTTAGCTGCCTTGACTGCGTTTAGGTCTGTAATTGGAGCGTTCTCTGGAGCTGTCCATAGGAAGAAACCAAAGCGCTCAAGCGAGCTGTCACCCTGGGCTGCCTTCTGCCCTGACTTGTAAAGTTCAATTAGGGTCTGGGAGTTCTGATCTCCTGCAGTTGTAATCCCAATAACAATTCCGTCTTTATAGGACTGAGTTCCCTTGACTGCTGCAGTCCACATTCCCTCTTTAGCGAGATGCAATTCGTCAAACAGAACAAGCGATACCGGGATGCCCTGCAGTGCTGCTTCCTTTGCTGGTTTCACGTCATAGCGACTAGCTCCGTCTGCTGTGACAATTCCGCGACTTTCCGAAGCCTTCTTGAACCTGCGACTTAGAAAAGGGTTGTTCTGAATCACGAATAAAACGCGGTTGTAGATAATGCGAGCCTGATCTATGGAAGAGGCTAGGGATAAAACCTGCGCTCCGTTCTGCTGATGCAACAACAGCCCATAAATTCCGATGATGGCAGCGAGCAGTGACTTTCCGTTCTGTCTGCCCATTGAGATAACAACCTGGCGATAGCGCAATTCACCTGCGTTAGCGTGACCTTCGGGGTAGCGCTCAAAGACTGCGCGCAATAACCACTTCTGCCAATCGTCTAGATCTATGCCTTCAGGATTCTCTGGGGACTTCCAAGCGTGCTTCACTAGCTCCGCGAGCAATTCCCCATCGCTGGGGAAGTCATCGCTTAGGGGAGCTGTGTAGGTTGCTGGGAGCTGGAGCATTAGCGCGTTAGCAGTTTCTCCAGTGGATCTACTTCCACAGTCCCAGATTTGATTTGGTGCTGTAGCTCAAGCACTGTCTTACGCAACTCGGCAGCAGTAGAGGTATGTGGGGTTTCGTCAAAGGATTTAGCCAGCCTGAGAGCAAGTCCTGCGAGAACCTTTTGTTCCAGGTTCAATTCAAGCTGCTTCAACCATGCTTCGATGTGCGATTCAATCATTTCCCTAGTATCCCTCAAATAATCTGAAC